CACTCTTCTCTCGCCGATGATCACTGACGACGATGCGCTCATGATCGACGGCCTGATGGGCCGATTGCTGAAGCGTTACCCGGAATGCGGCAAGGTCCTGATGGCTTATTACACTTCCCGCGACACCTCGCTCATGGAGGTCGGGAAGAAGATGCGGTTCGGCGAGGAGAAGACCCGGCAGCTCTGGAAAGCCGGTGTTGCCTGGATCGACGGTGCTTTGGATATTCGTCGTCAGGCCGCTTGACAGGCCCGGTCCCGACATATAGTTTTCGTATTACTTTGCGGTTTTTCCGCGAGCAAAGCCCAACCTCAAGCGTTGGGCTTTTTGCTTTCTACTCCTCACTGAGCCTCGGTATTTGCCGGGGCTTTTTCGTTTTCGGCTCCACCACACCCATTGCTCCGAGCTGGGAGTGCTGCTGGAGCCGGACCTACTGCACTCCCCGAAAGGGAGGAATCGAGATGCCGAACATGCCTGAGAAGGATCCCGGCCTGTGGGCCGCTGTGCTCGCCTGGCTACTGCTGCATCAGTCGCAGTTGTATGCCGCTGGCCTGTCGGTCGGCATTGCCGTGCTGAGGGTGATGTATGGCGGCGGTACGCGCCGTCAGATGTACCTGGAAGGCGCGCTGTGCGGCCTGGTCACGCTATCGCTGGTCCCGCTCCTTGAATGGATGGGCTTACCGCAGAGCATGGCCACGTTTGCAGGCGGCGCCGTTGGCTTCCTTGGCGTCGAGAAGGTGCGTGGCTACTACGATCGTGCCGCCGCCAAGCGAGCCGAAGGCTGATGGCCTGCGCTGGATGCGCCGCCCGGCGCGAATGGATCAACAGAATGAAGAGGCTGGCATATGAGCGAGCAAGTGGACTCCTTACTCGTCGAGATGCTCGGCGAGCAGAAGAAGCAGACAGCAATCCTCGAGCGGATGGAGCGACAGCAAGTTCTGCTGATCCAGGCGTTGGCCGAAGAGCAGGGTGACCAAGAGCTTGACGCCCAGCCGCTGACCTACATGGATGGCACGCCATGCCGATGAGGCCGCAACGCCCATGCCGGGCACAAGGATGCCGCTCACTACACCGCAACGCCAACGGCTATTGCGATGGCCACGCCGAGATGGCTGCCGAACAGGCCAAGGCTTGGGCTACCCGCAAGGGATCTGGGCGCGGTGGTCGACCGTGGCGGCGGCTGCGTGACCAGGTGCTGAAACGCGATCAGTACCTTTGCCGGTGTGATGACTGCACCAGGCTTGGCAGGATTCGAGAAGCGCATGAGGTCGACCACATTGTGGCCTTAGCCAGTGGCGGCACGGATGCCCCTGGCAACCTTCGGGCGATCAACCGTGACTGCCACAAGGCGAAGACGCAGCGGGAGTCGAGGAGGGTCAAAAAATGATCGATTTCACCGAAAACGAGAATGAATCCCACTCATTGGGTGGGGGTGGGTCCAAAGTCTAGAGCCTTCAGCTCGGACACCGCGCCCTCAATCGTTTTTTTACGCCCGCGAAATTAAAAGTTCAGGAGTTGCGCGATGGGAGGCACCGCCGCGGTCGCCGGCCGTGGTCGCAAACCCAAGCCGACGGCCAAGAAGAAGCTTGCAGGGAATCCAGGCAAGCGAGCCTTGAATGAGGCTGAGCCGCAATTCTCTACGGTCACAAATATCGATCCACCGGAGTGGTTGAGCGATCGCGCGGCCATCATGTGGAAGATGCTGGTTCCTGAGTTGCTGCGCGAACACGTTGTTGCGTTGACCGACCTGCACAACGTCGAAGCGTTCTGTACTGCTTACGACAACTGGAGGGCTGCCCAAGAGGCGGTGGTCGCCAATGGGATCGTTGTTGCCGGTGCTCAGGGCGGGCCGATGAAGAACCCGGCGCTGACCGCTGCCAACGAGGCGATGCGCCAGATGGTCACCTTCGGCTCTATGCTCGGCCTCGATCCGGCGAGCCGGACCAGGATCATCGGTGGCAACAAGCAAACCTCAACCAATGAATTCGCAAAACTACTGAGTTCGTAATGACCAAAGTCACCCACGCCAACGTCGACAAAGCGATGGCGTGGGGAAGGTCTGTGCTGCGTGGCAAGGTTCCAGCCTGCCGGTACATCCATCAGGCGGTACAGCGCCACTTCGATGACCTGGCGGCCAGCCGCAAGCGGGGCTTCCGTTTCAAGTTCGATCCTGCCAAGGCCGAAAAAAAGCTGAAGCTCATTCAGCTCCTGCCGCACACCAAGGGCGAGTGGGCATTCAAGCGGCAGCTGATTACCTTGGAGTCTTGGCAATTATTTGGCCTGGCGGTCACCTTCGGGTGGGTCAGGAAGAAGGGTGGTTACCGCCGATTCCGCGAAAGCTACTGGGAGGTGCCGCGCAAGAACGGCAAGTCAGTTGTCGCCGGCGGCGTGGGCATTGCGATGTTCGTCGCGGACGACGAGTACGGCGCTGAGGTGTACTCAGGGGCGACCACAGAGAAGCAGGCTTGGGAGGTATTCCGGCCGGCGAAGCTGATGGTCAGCAAGTCGCCGATGCTGGTCGAGGCAGCAGGAATCGAGGTGAATGCCTCGAACATGAACATCCCCTCGGATTTCAGCCGGTTCGAGCCGCTGATTGGGAACCCTGGTGATGGTGCATCGCCCAGTTGCGCCATCGTCGACGAGTACCACGAACACCCGACCTCGGCCCAGTACGACACCATGCTCACAGGGATGGGCGCCCGTCGACAGCCGCTGATGTTCATCATCACCACCGCGGGCGCCGATATTGAAGGCCCATGTTACGACAAGCGCCGCCAGGTCATTGAGATGCTGGAAGGCACGGTCCCGGACGAAGAACTGTTCGGCTGGATCTGGACCCTGGACGAGGGTGATGACTGGACCGATCCGAAGATGCTGGCCAAGGCCAACCCGAACCACGGGGTTTCGGTATTCCAGGAGTACCTAGAGAGCCAGCAGGCGCGCGCCATCCGTTCAGCGCGATTCACCAACACCTTCAAGACCAAGCACCTCAACTTATGGGTGAGCGCGAAGTCTGGCTTCTTCAACATGGAGAGCTGGAAGGCCTGCGAAGACGCCACGCTGACCTTGGAGCAGTTCGAGGGGCAGGAGTGGATTGCTGGTTTCGACCTGGCCCGCAAGCTGGACATGAACTCCAGGGCTCGACTGTTCTGGCGGGTCATTGACGGTCGCATCCACTACTACAGCGTTGCACCAAAGTTCTGGGTTCCAGAGGACACCGCTTTCAACAGCGACAACAAACGCATGTCGGAGCGGTTTCAGGCCTGGATCAACTCCGGCCATCTGGACGTTACGGAAGGTGCGGAGATCGACTATCGCGAGATCCTGGAGGATACGAAGGAGGCCAACCATCTTGCCCCGGTGCGTGAGTCCCCCATTGACCCGCACGGCGCTACTGGCCTCAGCCACGACCTGGACGACGAGGGGTTCAACCCGATCACCACCGTCCAGAACTACACCAACATGTCCGACCCGATGAAGGAGCTGGAGGCCGCGATTGAGGCCGGCCGGTTCCACCATGATGGCAACCCGGTCATGACCTGGTGTATCGGCAACGTGATCGGCAAGAACCTGCCGGGCAATGACGACGTAGTGCGGCCAATCAAGCAGGGCGATGACAACAAGATCGACGGCGCGGTGGCGCTGATCATGGCCATAGGTCGGGTGCTAATCCTAGTCAATGACAACAGCGGAAACATTGGCGACTTCTTCTCGAAACCAATCATCATCGGATAAACGAATCATGGATAACGGCCTAATCCTCTTTGTAGTGGTGGCCTTGGCCGCGCTTTGCCTGTTGGTTGCTGGCGTGTTTGTGCTGGCCGGTACTGGCTGGTCGCTTGTCGCCGGCGGTATCGCCTGCCTGGCGGTTGCTGGGTTTGTCCGGAAGGGGCTGACCAGTGAGTAAACCTATCAAGTCAGTCCTCCGCCAGGCGCTGTTCAAGTCGGCAGAACCGGGGCTTGTTAAGTCCTCGCTTGCCGGCTGGGTTGGGCGCCGTATCGGTCTCGGCGATGCGTCTTTCTGGAACAGCTATTACGGCACTGATTCTGCCTCGGGCAAGACGGTGAGCCAGCAAACTGCGCTGCAGCTGTCCACCGTATGGGCCTGTGTTCGGCTGATCGCCGAAACCCTGGCCACGCTGCCGATTGCGCTCTACGAGGATAAAAACGGCGTTCCGGTGGTGGCTTCCTCGCACCCCGTACATCGCGTCATCAGCATTCAGCCGAACGCTGACCAGACTCCGGTCGAGTTCTGGGAGTGCGTGGTGGCCAGCCTGCTGCTGTCGGGGAACAGCTTCAACGAGCCGCACCTGGTTCGCAATGAGCTGTCATCGCTGGAGTTCCTATTGCCGCAGTCGGTATCACCGCCGCGCCGGCTTAGCAATGGGGCCATCGAGTATCGCTTTGTCGACGGCGAAGGAAAATCGCACACGTTGCTCGACGAGCAAATGATGCACACCCGCGGCTTCGGCACTGACCCGCTTTGCGGCTTGAGTCCGCTTGCTATGGGAAGGAACGTTTTCGGGGCAGCGATGGCGGCGGACGAGTCGGCCAGCAAGATGTTCGCCAACGGGATGAAGCTTGGCGGCGTGCTCTCCACCGACCAGATCCTCAACAAGCCACAGCGGGAGGATATCCGCGAGGACATGGCCTCACAGTTCGCTGGCGCAGTGAACACCGGCAAGACCATGGTGCTCGAGGCTGGTATGAAATATCAGCAGGTGTCCATGACGCCTGAGGATGCTCAGATGTTGCAGACCCGAGCCTTCAACGTCGAGGAGATCTGCCGGTGGTTCAGGGTTCCTCCCTGGATGGTCGGGCATACCTCGAACAGCACCAGCTGGGGCACAGGGATGGAGCAGCAGATGCTGGGCTTTCTGAGCTTCACGTTGCTGCCATGGATGAAGCGCATCGAGCAAAGCATCAATCGTCGCTTGCTGCGTCCTGATGAGCGCCGCCGCTTCTACGCCAAGTTCAACCCTGAAGGGCTGCTCCGAGCCGATAGCGCGGCCCGAGCGGCGTTCTATGCGTCGATGACGCAAAACGGTGTCTACACCCGCGACGAATGCCGGGTTAAAGAGAATCTGGCGCCCATGGGCGGCAATGCCGGCCAACTCACAGTGCAATCCAACATGTTGCCAATCGACAAGCTGGGCGAAGGCTCAGGCGATGCCCAACAAGCCCGCTCCGCGTTGCTGGACTGGCTCAACGACAAACCCAAGGGGAACCAGGAATGAACCGCAAAGACCAGTCTCTGGCGGTGAAGTACCGCTCTTTCGACTACGACGTGAAGGCTGTCAGCGATGACGGCCTTTTTTCTGGCTACGGTTCCGTGTTCGGCGTTATCGACAGCTACAACGAGGTGGTTGCCCCTGGTGCATTCCTGGATTCCATCGCCGAGCTCAAGGCCAAGAGCCGCACCCTGCCGGTTCTGTGGCAGCACCGCACCGGTGAGCCGATCGGCTCCTGGGCGCTGGAAAGCCTGAAAGAGGACCAGCGCGGGCTGTTTGGTGATGGCGAGTTGTGGATGGCTGACGCGCCCTATGCGCGGATTGCTTACCGGGGCATGAAGTCCCGCTCCATCACCGGCCTATCAATCGGCTACTACGTGCGGGAGTCGTCCTTCGACGAGAAGACACGAATCCGCACCCTGACCAAGCTGGACCTGGTCGAGATTTCCATTGTCACCGTGCCGGCCAACGACGAGGCGCGTACCGACGTGATCAAGTCGAAGCTGGCCCACGGCGGCCTGCCTTCACTTCCCGAATTTGAGTTGCTCCTGCGCGAGGCAGGCTTCTCGAAAACTCAGTCTGCGGTGATTGCCAACCGCGGGCTGCAGCACCTGCTCCGGAGCGAGTCCGAGGGCGACCTGGCAGCAATTGAAATCGTCGAGGCGCTGAAGTCGCGCCCGGCACTGTCTCTCCCTTCGTTTTGAGGATTCACCATGCATAACGCCATGAGCAACCAGGCTCGCGCCGAAGATCGTCAGCTGCATCGCAAAGAGCACGCGGATGACAAGCTCCAACTGAAAGCGGTCAATGACCTGCTCGACGAGCGCGACAAAGAAATCAAGGCCTTCGCCCAAAAGGCGAGCCAGGAAATCAAAGAACACGGCACCATCCTGACGGAAACCAAGACCGTTCTTGAAGGTCTGGTCAAGGATGGCCTGGGCCTGCAGGATCGCCTGCAAGAGATCGAGCAGAAGCTGGCCCGGCGCTTCGCCGCGAACGATCCGCGCGATGAGAAATCCGTCGGTGAGCGCCTGTCGGATTCTGACGATTTCAAAGGCCTGAGCGAGAAGGGCCGCGGTATCGCTCGCCTGAATCTGAAAGCAGTCACCAACATCACCAGTGCAACTACCGGCACCGGCGGTGTGGGTGTGGCCATTCAGCCGACCCGTGTGCCCGGAATCATTACCGACCCTGAGCGTCAGTTCACCATTCGTGACCTGATCATGCCAGGCCGCACCGGTTCCAACGCCATCGAGTTTGTCCAGGAAACTGGCTTCCAGAACATGGCCGCGCCGCAGGCTGGCGAGGGCGAACCAAAGGCGCAGTCCGATCTGTCCTTCGGCCTGGTCACCACCACGGTTAAAACCATCGCGCACTGGTTCCGCGCCTCGAAGCAGGTGCTGTCCGATATCCCGCTGTTGCAGAGCTACATCAACGGTCGGGCCATTTACGGCCTGAAGTACAAGGAAGAAGAGCAGATTCTTGCCGGTGACGGCGTTGGCCAGAACCTGCTGGGCCTGATCCCGCAGGCCACCAACTTCAACAACGCGCTGCGCAAGCCAGGCGATACCAAGATCGACACCCTGCGCCGGGCGATTCTGCAGGTTCGAATCGCGGAATACCGTGCCTCGGCGATCGCGCTGAACCCTGTGGACTGGGCCGATATCGAGCTGACCAAGGACAGCACCGGCTCTTACATCTGGGTCAACGTGCAGGAAGGTGGCGTCCAGCGCCTCTGGAAACTCCCGGTAGTCGACAGCAACGCGGTACCTGAAGGTGAGTTCCTGGTCGGCGCGATGAACATCGCGGCCCAGGTCTTCGACCGTGAGGACGCAGCCGTGGAAGTGTCGACCGAAGACGGCGACAACTTCCGCACCAACATGGTGACGATCCGTGCCGAGGAGCGCCTGGCGCTGGCCGTGTACCGTCCTGAATCCTTCGTCCATGGCGAGTTTGACGCGCCTACGCCGTAATCCATCCGCCATCAACTGGAGCGCGCCCGGGTGACCGGGCGTGTTTGTCTATGCCAGATATCGAAGTCAGAACCCTGAAAAGCTTCCTCACTGACGAGGGGTACGTGAAGAAACACACGACCATCACAGTCGATGAATTCCGCGCCCGCGAGTTGCTGCGTAACGGCCTGATTGAGGACTACGACATGAAGAAAGCCGAAGTGCCCGAGAACAAAAAGGCGCCGGAGCCCAGCAACAAAGGTGGGAAGGGCGCATCTACCAAGCCTAAGGAGTGAGTCATGTCCGTGATCGCCATCGAACTGGCCATGCACCACCTGCTGGCCGAGCCTGACGACCAGGTTCTGGTCCAGGCGCAGCTCGATGCAGCGGAAGGGGCGGCCATGGACTACCTCAACCGTCGCTTCTATGCCGATGATGTGGCGCTAACCGCGGCGAAGGATGGTGTTCAAGCCTTCCTGGTGGCCGCTCGCACGGCCAACGCCGCGGCAATTGCTGCTGCTGAAGCCGAGGAGGATCATGCTGTGCGCTGCCGTCTGCTCGATCACGCCCGTCAGGCGCTGGCCGACGCCTACGACCAGGCCGATGCAATCGCCTACGGCCTGGTGATCACTCCAGCTATCACCGCGGCATGCCTTCTCAAGCTTGGGCATCTGTTCGCTAACCGTGAGGAGGTGGTTACTGGAACCATCGCCACTGAGCTTCCGATGGCATCCAAGGCGCTTCTGAATCCGGCGCGCGTCAGGATGGGTGTGTGATGAGGGCCGGCAAGCTGCGGCACCGCATCGACATTCAGGAACTGGTTCCGGTACGCGATCCGGTAACCGGGGAGTTTGGTGAGCCATCCTGGGTAACACGCTGGGAGAAATGCCCTGCCAGCTTTGAACCGCTTTCTGCCCGTGACTTGATCGCCGCCCAGGCCGGGCAATCCAAGGCAACTGCGCGGACGGTGATCCGATACCGCGCCGGCGTTCTGCCCACTATGCGCATCGTTTACCGCGGCGAGCACTACAGTATCGAAGGGCCGCCACTGGAAGACCCCAATTCCGGGCTTGAGTACCTGACCATTCTGGTCTCGAAGGGGGTGAGGGATGGCTGATGGCATGGAGTTCAGCATCACCGGCCTGGACACCATTCTGGGAAAACTTGAATCCGTCAGCTACGACCTCAAGCGGAAAGGGGGGCGGTCTTCGCTTCGGCGCGCTGCGCAGCTGGTGGTGGACAAGGCCGTGGAAGGCGCCAGAGCCTTGGACGATGCCGAGACCGGACGGTCTATCGCCAGCAACATCGCGCTGCGCTGGAATGGCCGCCTGTTCAAGCAGACGGGCAACCTTGGGTTCCGTATCGGGGTTTTGAAAGGTGCAGTCCTGCCCAAGCCTGGAGAGCGTCCAGACATGTCGGCCGGCGGCCCAACACCGCATTGGCGCCTAATCGAGTTTGGAACCGCGAAGATGCAAGGGGTGCCCTTCATGCGTCGAGCCTTGGCGGACAATATCAGCGCGGTGACCGACACCTTCGTCACCGAGTACGAGAAGGCCATAGACCGCGCCATCAAGCGCGCCGGAAAAGCAAAAGGGGGTGGCTGATGTTTCCGCCGATTTTTGCTGTTTGCTCTACCGATCCTGGCGTAATCGCGCTGCTGGGGGCGAACCCGGATACCAGGCTCTACTCATTCGGGGAGGCTCCCGAGGACACCATCAAGCCCTACGCAGTCTGGCAGTTGATCTCCGGCGACCCGGAGAACTACCTGGCAGGCCGGCCCGATGCTGACGGCTTTTCGCTGCAAGTTGACGCGTATGCCACGACAGGAACCGCGGCTCGCAACATTGCCAAGGCCATCAGGGACGCGATCGAACTGAAAGCCTACGTGACCAGCTGGAACGGCGAGTCGCGCGACACGGAAACCAAGCTCTACCGCTACAGCTTCGATGTGGACTGGATAGTCCTCCGATAGATCAACCACCCAACCAGCCCGCCGAGTGCGGGTTTTTTTATGCCCGACATTTGGAGAACGCCATGTCGATCCTTTCCCAAGGAACCCAGATTTACGCACTCGTCCCGCCACTGTCTGGCATCGGCCCGAAGACCGTGCTGGCGATTGAATGTGCAACTGCCTTCAACCCTGGCGGCTCGCCGGCGGACCAGATCGAGGACACTTGCCTCGAAGACAAGGACCGCAGCTACAAGAAAGGGCTGCGCACCCCGGGCCAGGCCTCGCTGACCGTCAACGCTGACCCGAACAACGCGAGCCACATTCGCCTGCATCAGCTGTCCGAGGCCGACGGCGACACCACTATCGACTGGGCGGTGGGCTGGTCCGACGGCACCGCGGCCCCGACACTGGCACCGGCTGGTTCTGTGGACGCCGTGCTGATCACCAGCGGCGGCACCGGCTACACCACCGCACCGACCGTTGCGCTTACCGGCGGTGGCGGATCTGGCGCCACTGCGACGGCCACCGTTGCCGACGGCGTAGTCACCGGAGTGACTATCACCAACCCGGGCACCGGTTACACCAGCGCGCCGACTGTGGGCTTCACAGGTGGCGCTGGCTCTGGTGCCGCGGCTACCGCTGAGATCAACGTCAACGAGGGTTTCAACCTGCCGGCGACTCGCACCTGGTTCACCTTCCGCGGCTACGTCTCCGACTTCCCGTTCGACTTCGCAGCGAACGCCGTAGTCAGCACCGCCGCCACCATCCAGCGCTCCGGCGGTTCCGCCTGGATTCGCAAAACCGCATAAGGGGACAGCATGAACCTGAGTGAATTGAAAGCCGCCGGCGGTGTTGTCGGTGGCGTCCCGGTGAAAAAGTCGGTGATCTGGAAACACAAGGACGCCAAGGGCAAGGACGTTGAGCACAAGTTCGATATCCACGTCATGCCCCAGTCGTTCGGTATGGTTGAGCAGATGTTCACCGGTACCGAAACCGAGCAGAGTCGCAACGCGAAGTACATCTCCGCCTGTGTCACGCTCGGCCCCAAGGGTGACGAGGTCATTCCCTACGAGGACGCTTACCGACTCGACCCGGGCCTGGGCTACGCAATGCTGGCCGTGGTACATGAGGTGAATAACACCGGTGCCACTCGCGCAAAAAACTGACCGCCGCCGATGAGTTCTTCCACGAACTGGTATTGAACGGAGTCGGCGGCAGAACGGTTGCCGAGGCCAAGGCGAACTTGAGTTTCGCCGAGGTCCTGGCCTGGTCGGAATATCGAGACAAGCACGGATCGCTGAGCGTGGCCACCAGGGTCGAGCAGATGGGCGCCATTATCGCCCTGCAGGTCAACAGGATGGCCGGCGGCAAGGCCGAGCTGATCGACTTCATGCCGCACGCCCACCGCGGCGCGATCGAGCTCGAGGACGCCATGGAGCGCTGGGTCTGATGGTCTCCGGAATGTTCAGGGTGCTACAGTCTGAATTTTTCCGGGGAGCAGGATATGGCATTGCAGGTATGCAAGGAGTGTAAGGCGCAGGTGTCGAGCAAGGCCAAGACTTGCCCGTCCTGCGGAGCGCCTATAAATCGCGGGATCGATCCCGGGAAAGGCTTGGTGATAGTTGGGGTCGGCTGTCTTATATTTTATTTTGCCTCTACCATTAATCTGAATGGTAAAACTTCAGGAACGCAGGGTAAGTCAACTTACTCCGAGCCTTCGGTGCAAAGAACACCAGAATGGAATAAGTTTGATTTTAAAGATGAGATGAGCGGTAAGTCTGGCTATGTGTATATTTTGAAATCAAAGAATAGCTACGATTTTGATTTTCCCTATAAGATAGTCGGGGGAACGTATCTTTCTGCTAATTATAGAAAAAATCCGCGTGGCGGTTTTGATGCGTACTTTGATGTTGAAAAGGGGCATTTGCCATGCCATGGATGCTATATATCTGTTTCGGTAGATGGCGGTCCAATCAAGAAATACAAAGCTAGTTCTGCCGGTAATGGTGTATCAACTACGATCTTTTTTGACGATGCGAATCAGTTTAAAAACATCGTAAAGCTAGGAAAACCGTTCAAGGTTGAATTGCAGTTCTACGAATACGGGAATCGGACATATGAATTTCCCGGAGTTGCTCTAGATTTGTGACCCGCTTCGGCGGGTTTTTTTATGCCCGGAGAAAGCTATGGCTACTCGTTCGCTCGGAACCTTAACCCTTGACCTGATTGCTCGCATCGGTGGATTTCAGGAAGGCATGGATAAGGCCGGCCGTCTAACCGACAAGCGCATGAATGAGATGAAGAAGCGCGCCGAGGAGACCGGTAAAGCTATTGGGACAGCCCTAGCCGCAACAGCTACAGCGGCTGTTGGTGCGGGCACGGCAGCACTCGTCGTGCTCAATAACACTGCTGAAGCTACCGCTGAAACAGACCGCTGGGCCAAGTCGCTGGGCATGAGTACCAGCGCCTTGCAGGAGTGGCAGTATGCAGCTACGCGCGCCGGCCTCAGCGGCGACAACATGGCCGATATCTTCAAGGACCTGAACGACAAGATCGGCGAAGCCAAAGGCGGAACCGGTGAGGCAGTGGATGCTTTGAACAGCCTTGGGCTGTCTGCCAAAGCCCTGGTGGAGCTGTCGCCAGATCAGCAGTTGCTGGCAATTGCCGGCGGGCTGGAAAAGGTGAAAACGGTTGCAGAGAAAACGACGATCCTCGAAAGCCTGGGGAACGACCTGTCTCGACTGCTCCCCTTGCTGGCGAATGGCGCGGAGCTTCAGAAAAAGTTTGCCGAACAATCCAGAGACTTCGGGATATCCATGACGCCCAAGCAGATTGAAAATCTGCTCAAGGCCAATAAAGTTATGAGGGATCTTGAGGACCAATTCACAGGCCTGAAGAATCTTTTTGCTGCTGGGTTGGCTGATGTTGATATGGCTCCCCTGCAGGACTCTATGAAGAGTATCCACGATATTGTTACTGATCCACAATTTCAGCAGGGAATGACGGATCTAGCGTCAATGGTTCTTAAAGTAACCGGTGCAGCCGCAATCGGGCTTTCTAGGCTGCCAAGTGATATTCAGAGTCTAGTAAATCAATGGAATTCATTTAAGGCTGAATTGTTTGGCACGGATAAGGATAAGCATTTTGCTGGAATGGCTAACCAGCAAGAACTTATAAACAACCTGAAGGCATATCAAAAAGCCCAGGGCGAGCTAAATAAGTTTGCGACAAACCCTATTATGTTTGTTGGCGATTTGTTTGGCGCGGACTTCGACGCAGCACTTGCCGATGCTGAAGAAAAAATAAGGGGTAATCGGGAGTGGTCAAAGCAGATGGGCTGGGAGGAATCTGCCGCCTCGCCACCCAAAGCTCCGGCGCTTGAGCTGCCGACAATCAATATCGGTGCCCTGAGGGGGCACAACGGCCCAGATAAAGCTGCCGAAGCAGCTCAGAAGGAACTGAACCGGCAGATCAAGGAAGCCCAGTCTGCACTGAAGAGCCTCAAGGATGCCTATGACCCGGTGGGCGCCGCAGCGGATGACTTCGCCAAGCAGACCGCCCAGGTCGACCTGCTGCTGAAGAACGGCAAGATCAGCCAGGAGGAGTACGGCCAGGCCACCCGCTGGCTGGCTGACCAGTTCAACGAGGCGGTGGACTCGGCCACTGGGCTGTCCCAGGCCTTGCAGTACCAGGCCGAACTTGAGCGCCAGTTGAACAACGATCGCCAGCAGTACGACCTGCAGGCCGCCGCCGTGGGCATGGGCGACAAGGAAGCCGATCGGGCCCGCCAGCGCCTGGACCTGGAGCGCGAGACCAACGACAAGGTGCTGTCGCTTCGCACCGAATTGGCCACGGCCACAACGGACCGCCAACGCAAGGCCTTGCAGGATCAGATCGACCTGACCAACGAGTATCTGCCCAAGCAGGTCGCCGCGATGGAAGAGGGGTGGGCCAAGATCGATGCAGCCCAAGGTGACTGGTCCAATGGTGCGAGCAGGGCCTGGCAGAACTACGGGGAGCAAGCGGCTGACGTTGCGGCGCAGACCGAGGCTCTGTTCAGCGATGCGTTCACCGGCTTGGAAGACGGGATCGTCGATTTCGTGAAGACTGGAAAACTTTCGTTCCGCGACCTTGCCGACTCCATTGTTGAGGACTTGATCCGGATTCAGATCCGCCAAGCAGCCGTTGGTTTTATGAGCAGCACTATAGGGTTCCTGGGTGGCGGTAGTCAGGCGCTAGGTAGCGGGACCATGACGGGCTTCAGCGAGAACCTGGTGCCAAACGCCAAGGGTGGAGTGTACGACTCGCCAAGCCTTTCGTCCTACTCCGGCGGGGTCTACAACACACCGCAGACCTTTGCGTTTGCCAAGGGTGCCGGGATCTTCGCCGAGGCCGGCCCTGAG